AAAGATTATTACAATCTCAATTACGTACAGGAACCGGTGACAATGACATCAATGCAGTTAAAAGTTCAGGAATGGTACCAGGAGGTTATGTAGTAAATCACTATTTAACTGACTCTGATGCTTGGTTCTTGAAAACTGATGCACCTAATGGCTTAAAAGTTTTCGAAAGAAGTCCACTAAAGACTTCAATGGAAGGCGATTTTGACACAGGTAACATGCGTTACAAGGCTCGCGAAAGATATTCTTTCGGTTGGTCTGACCCAAGAGGAATTTTTGGTTCACCAGGAGCTTAATGACTTTGTGGAAGGGCATTTATGTCCTTCCACTTATTTACTAGGACTTATTAATATTATACCGACTGACCTAGCAGACAATCGTAGAAGCGACGGTATAAATTTAATCTACGGAGGATTAAACAAATGGCTAAAACAACTTTTTCTGGTCCAGTTAGATCGGAAAATAATTATAAAGTAGTAAGCAAAACTGCATCTACAGGCGTCATTCATGACAGAACAATGGGTTCTGGTGTGAAGGATTCTAGAAGATACTACTTAGAAGAATGGTTTAAGCAAAGACCAGGACTTAATGCAGTGAATGTCATTGATCCAGATGCAAATGACGCAACAGCGTTGGCAGTTACTCAAGCTGCAAACAAAGACTTTGAAGTTCTGGGAACTAACATGACAACTGCTTTGGTTACTTTTTCCACAACACACGGCGGTATCTTAATGACAACTGCTGGTGCTGATGAGGATCAAGCAATTCTTTTACCTCATTTAGATACTGTTCAAACAGCTTGGACTGGTACAACATGGGGAACTGAAAACTCAGTTGAATGGGAATGTTCAATTTCTTTACCTGCACTTGATAATCAAAAAGTGTGGGCTGGTTTAAAAGAAACAGGAACCGCTAACGGTCAATTAGTTGCAACTGATGATGATCAAGCATATTTTAAATATCAAACAGATGCTACTAACAGTGAAGCGTTTACTGATTTTGCTAAATGGCACTTTGTTCATAGTATTGGTGGGACTGATTATATTAGTCAATTACCAATTACTGTTGCAGCAAATACGCCTTACCATTTAAAAATAAGTATAGATAGCGATCGAAAAGCTACTATTTTTGTAAATGGTATTCAATATAATATAACAACCACAGCTGGTTCTACTGGTGGTACTGCAGTAACAGCAGTTCAACCAAGTAAAGCAGTTGTTAAGTCAGCAGCTTTGACTAATGATATATCTTTCGAACCATATATTGGTATTGAAGCAGGCGACGGTGCAGCTGAAGCACTTAATGTGCATTATCAAGCGATAAGCAGACTTGTTTACGAATAATAGTTAATTTTAATCCACCTCTATTTGGAGGTGGATTAATCTCATTTAACTGGTATAATTATATTATTATAAACTTTATGTGGAGCGTGGGTTATAGCCCGCTCTCTCTAACGGAGGAACAAAAAAATGGCAGACGCAGTAACAAGTCAAACACTTGTAGATAATGACCGTATCGCGGTTATGAAGTTCACTAACATTTCAGATGGAAGCGGTGAAAGTGCAGTAGCTAAAGTAGATGTATCTGCTTTAAACTCTCACTCTAGATCTAGTACAGCTTGTTCCAGAGTTCATGTATTACGTATTTGGTATATGACTATTGGAATGCAAGTACAGTTATTTTGGAATGCAACTACTAATGTTATATTAGGTGAATTTGAAGGCGATGGAGTCAAAGATTTTAGATCATTTGGTGGTATTAAAAATAATGCCGGAAGTGGCATAAATGGTGATGTACTCTTTACAACAAGAGGTCATTCTAATCTAGACACCTATACAATTGTGCTTGAATTACAAAAAACTTACTAATGGAAGAAATCTGGATATTATTTGTCATGTTTGCCCATATTGCGGCTTACGATAACCCGAGTCCTAGATACTCAGTATTTAAGACCGGACCAGAATATGTATCTAGCAAAGAATGCTTAGATGGATCAAGTAAATGGATTATTCACGAAATTAAAAAAATGGATTTTGGATACGATTGGAAACTAGCGGTTTGTAGTAATGGAGAGATCAACGTTTATAAGCATCCCGTGACAATTAATGAGGAATTAAAAAGTGTACAAATTAATTATAATGCTTTGTTTAACGGGAACTCCATGTATAAAGGTGGAAAATACAAAACAGGTTTACGCGAAGAAAAGTTTTAAGACTGTGGAACATTGTAAAGAATATGCAGATAATTTTTATATAGAAAAGATTCACGACAAGTATCGACCGAGATGGAAATTACTTGGAGCGTTGTGTTTAAGGGAAGATTTAGATAAGCAAGGAGATGTATAATGGTGATCACTAGATCACATATTAATGAACAAATTTCCAAAGGAGGAAAGAAAATGGCTAATGGCAAAACAAGAACTAGTATAAAATCTTACAAAGGACTTAGAGGTAATCCACAAGGATGGAAACAACTTTTACCTGGAATGTATGATAAAGTTACTGGTGAAAAACTAACTAAGGAGCAAAGACAAAGAAGACTTGCAAGAAAGGGTTGGGCTAAACAAAAAAAAGGAGAATCAGCTTATACTCCCTCTGAAAAGCAAGCAGCAACTTCTATAAAAAAAGCGGAAAAAGAAGCTGCTAAGAAAAAAGTTCCTAAGACAACACCACCTATTCTTCGAGCTAAGAAGAAAACGAAAAAAGTGGATGTTACACAAAAACCTTTACCAGAGATAAAAGCTAAAAAGAAGAAGACTAAATCAGGTCCTCATATGCTTTTTGGTGGTCAAAAGGTTAGAATACCTGGTAGAAAAGGTGGCGGCGTTGTTATGCAAAAAGTTAGGAAGTATAACGAAGGCGGCGTAGTGGTTCACGACCAAAGTACGATTAAAAACGTTTAGGAGGAAACTAAATGACTACATCAGAATCAACGTCCTTTAATATGGACATTGATGAAATTATAACAGAAGCTTATGAACGCTGTGGTTTAGAAGTTCGCTCTGGCTACGATTTAAAAACAGCTAGACGTTCAATGAATCTAATGTTTTCAGAATGGGCTAACAGAGGTATTAACCTGTGGTTAATAGAGGAACGCTCTAAAACCTTAACTGCAAGTTTAGCTGAATATACTTTAGGAAAAGACTTAATTGATATAATGGAAGCAGCTATAACTAAAAGTTCCAAGGATTATAGGATTGAAAGAATAAGTAGAGCAGCATATTTATCTTTTACAGATAAAACATCTACAGGAAGACCAACACAGTTTTATTTACAAAGAAGTGTTACTCCTAAAATTTTCTTTTATCCAACACCAGATTCTACATCTACTTATACTTTTAAGTTCCATGCATTAACAAGAATACAGGATGCCGGAGATGATTATACAAATGATCCAGAAGTTCCGTTTAGATTCCTTCCTTGTTTAATATCCGGTCTTGCTTATTACTTAGCGATGAAATTTAATCCGGATAAGATGATGGTATTAAAACAAATTTATGATGAAGAATGGTCAAGAGCTGCAGCAGAAGACAGAGACAGCGTTAGCTTACATCTAGTCCCAGGAGGAAATTAATATGCCAACTGCTAAAGGAAAATTTGCACAATTTATTTCAGATCGAAGTGGAATAGCATTTCCTTATTCTGAAATGAAAAAAGAATGGAACGGCTCCAGAGTTCATGGATTAGAATTTGAAGAGAAACACCCACAACTTAGACCTTCTAAACACAAAGGTGATGCAGAAGCTTTACAAAACCCAAGACCAGATAGAACAGAAACAGCTGTTCCTCATCTACTTGGACTAAATCCTTTTACGACAACAGCAAGTGATGCAACAATTACAGTTAAAGAACCAGAACACGGTAGATCTACAAGTGATATTGTTAGATTTAGAGACGCTCTAGTGGTTGGAGGAATTAGCAAATCAGTTATTAATTCATCTAGTGGATATACGATAACAAAAGTAGATGATGATTCTTATACTTTTGAAGCAACATCCACACCAACAATTAGTGAAACAGGAGGAGGTATTGTAGCATCGGCCGGGCCAGTTACAGTAACAG